AAATCTTGGAGTTTGTGATGATTTGTTAAGTGAATCAATATATCTTTTACTTATATCGTAATCATCTTGTTGAAGCTGTAATGTTCTAGCATTACCACCTGTATTGTCTTGTTGCATGTAAACAGGAGATGAAGTTTCAAATACTGAAGGAGTAGAAGTTAGCTCACTAGGCTCTGGTCCATCTGATCCCACATATTCTAAATAAGGACGATCTTTTCCAACAAACTGAATATTGTTTAGAGTATCAGTTACTGAAGGAGCAGAAGCAATCACACTAGGAGGGGGAGATGATGGTAAAGATCCATAATTTACAACAGGAGCAACAGGATTACGATCTCGTCTATCTCTCGATGTATTAACTACTGTTGGAGGAGGTGTATATACTGGTTTTGGTGCAGAGAAAGTTGCCGCCGCACCTTTTCTATCTGCCCTTGATCCTCCGCCACTACTCGCCGCGCCTGAACTAGATCCACCTGAACCACCACCACCGAAGCACATAAAAACTGGATTCTTTGGAAATAAATTACTGATCATAATTCTACGCTCTCATAGGTGGTTGATTTGGTTGCCCCGGCATAGGTGGCTGTTGTGCTTGTGGCATTGCGCTTGCAAATGCGCCTAACGCACCTACATCTCCGCCGCCTGCCATTCGACGCTTTATTTCCATTACTTTATCAACCAGATATTTGTTCATGTCAATTGGTTGCTGACCCCCACCTTGGGAGGGTAGTGGGGGCGCACCTTGTGGTCTTTCTTGTGGTAAACCTCCAAAAGCCGCAGGATTTATTGGTGGCAAGTTATACTGTGGGGGGTACATTCTTCATTGCCTCCATTTGAATTTTAGCATTATTTTTTTCTCGTTCTAGCTGTAGGTCTGCCTCCAACTTAGTGATCTTGGCTTGCATGTCAGCTTGCGCCTTCGCCATTTCGATCTCCATGTCTTGTCTCGCTTCAGCTTGTTTGATCTCGATGTTTGATTTGGCTTTAGCTTGATCCGCTTGAATTTGTGCTTGCGTTCTAGCCTTGAGTGCTTCGCTTTCAAGTTTAGCAAGTTCTTGTGCATATTGCAGTGGATTGCCTTGCTGACCTTGTTGTCCGCCCATCATGCCTTTCATTGCCTCGATTTGTTTCATCTGAGGTGATGCCTTCACAACTTCAGCCGCACGTTGGCTGATTAGACGATCCATCTCTGGATCTACTTCTTCAAACTTAAACTTAGGATCTTTGAAGTCTGGCAACATCGGCATAGGCATATTGATACTTGCCTCCATGCGTTGACGATAGAGAAGCGCAATGTGTTCTGCGATATGTGCGATTAATACAGGTTGCATAGCTTTCGCACCAGGATTTCCTGCCAACGACGGATCTTGCAAGAACTGCATGTGAACTGCAATGTGTGCATCGTGATCTTGCTCTGGGAATGCACGAATACCTTTGCCGTACAATACGCTCATATTCTCGTCAATTGGATCCATTTGCACAGCTTCTTCTGGCTTCTGCAATATTTGATCTATGTTCGGAATCCGAAGTGCCTCATACATACGCTTGTATGCCTCGTATAAATCATGGAATTGTGGAGCAGATCGTGACATCTCCAGAACAGCTTGTGCTTGTGCAATGCGCTGTGCTGTTGAGAATATGTTTGGATCACTAACTGGTATGATATCAATTCGATCATCAAAGTCAGTTCGATAGATGATATCATCCGCACCAGCTTGTGAAAAACTAAACTCGTCAGGTAAATTTTCAGCGTTTAGATCTGCCAGTAATTTAAACTCTTGACCTTGTGCGTAATGCAATCGCTTGTGTATCGCACTGAATGCCTTTGATCCTTGCTCGATCAACGCAACAGTTGAACCAACAGGTGCATTTGGATTTACATCTCCGACATTTAAATCTGCCGTACTTGCAAATCTCTGACCAGCATCAACCATAAAGCCTAGCAAATTAAAAAGAGATGCACTTGGCTCTTTAAACGGCAATGGCATAATAGCTTTGTTGATATCATCAACTGTACTGTCGATATCATTAAACTCGCCTGGACTAATCTGCATGTCGCCACCTTGGACGCGACCACGCAATTTAAATCCACCTTGCATGTTGCTGAATGCGGCACTGTCTAGCAATGCACGCAACGATCCAGTCGCCGCTTTACCCAAACCACCAATCATGTGGTACAAGCCAAAGCCATAGAACCCTAAACCTGGCAAGAACTTGTATGACACAAACCAATCGCGGCGTTGCTTCAATTCATCGTCTTGTTTCCAATTGCGTCTAATGCTCACAACATTTTGGTTTTCGTAGTCAATTGTGATCACATACGGCAATGCAACTGCATTATCGTCAGATTCGCCATCAACCATTTCTTCGCCATCGAATCCGTCAAACAAATCGTACACATGCATTTCGAGCAGTGTCATTACATCATCGTTGCTATCATCGTATTCATCGACGCCTTCAATCTCACCAATTACATCACCTGATGGATCAATCGTATCTCCGCCAGCATACTTAGTCGGTAAGTAATATCCGTTCTGCACATAACGATTGAAGTCGTTCTTTGGCATACGAATAATATGCGTGTAGCGTGGCGATGTGTGTAAGTCTTTACTTTCTGGAGCAACCACGAAGTCCTCTGCCTTCACAAAGCTACTACATTGGCGATCCATGTTTACATCCCACCAAACCTTCTTGAAGGTATGACCGATTAACGGAAGGTGAAATAGCATCTGATCTAAGTCAGGGAAATACTCAGGCATTTCCTGAGTGATTTGGTAATTCATAAACTCACGAACACGGCGACCTTGCTCTTCTAGCTCTTCATCTGGGTTGCCTATGATTACAGATTTAACTGGCCCACCTGATGGGTAAAGCTCTGCAATTGCCTTCGCATTGAATTGAGTTGCCGCTTCAGCGATTAACGGATGCACTACAACTGAAAGTCCGCGTGTGCCACGTTCATCTTCGCCTTCGTCAAGTCCACCATCTGGATCGAGCGTCTTCAATCCTTCTTTGTATCGTTCTTTCCACTCTGACCGAGCTTCTTCGTCATTTTCGTAATAACCTACAAGTTCTTGCGCTTTTCGTGCGAGATCTCGTTCTTCCATCTGTTCAGCTAAGTTGGAATCAAATTCTGCGGCATCTGCCTCGTCCATTGCATCTAACTCTGGGTCACCAATCAGAACATCGCCATCTGCAAGCTCCTCGATCATTAACTCATCACTAGGTGCGCCTTCAGCAAATGGTATAATATTTGGGTCAGCCATAGAGGGTAATCCTTTGTTTTTCTATTGGCTCGTCGTCTTCAGGGTCTTCACTGTGACCAACAAACCATCCTTTTCGTAAACGCAACCAAGCCTGTGTACAAGTATCAACAACGTCATCGTTGGGGTGTGCAGGAAAGGCCGCGCATATGTCTATTAAATCTTTAGCCCATTTTCGATCAGAAGGGTAGTAAATTCTTCCATCTTCTAAAAGTGCGCTCGATGCGTGCGCTCTGGCTTCCTTATCTCGGTCAGGAGAATAAGCTAAAACTGGTATCCCAGCCATGCGTAAGTCTTGCAGTAGAGACTGGCCTGACGCTTTCTTCTCGATCAACACAGCGTCTGGCTCCCAATCGTCGTAAGACTCTTGTGCAATCCGCCTTAACTCTGGGTAGCTCACCTTATCGTACCAAGCCTCTAATACAATCGCACACATTGCGCCTTTGTGTCTGAATACACCCCAAGTTGTTCTGGCACTAAAGCTAGAGCTTTCCTTGGCTTCGAATGCAGTATCCCATGACTGAAGAACATATTCTATCTCTGGTAAGTCTGGCTTTTCCCAAGGAACCCACCACGATGCTCTCAGGATACCACCACCTTTTGGCGATGGCCTTTGCTGTAACTGACCAGCAGATGCATATGATCCAAGAGATCGCTCCAGAGTTGATAAAGTTTTCTCGTCAATTCTGTCAGGCCACAGCAACTCACCTTCCTTTGTTCTTGGATCAGTAAACCCAAGTGACGACTTCATTGGATTCGGCGCACCCACTTCGTAACGAGCAGGCAACATTAGGTGATCCCACTCATCACCAAGTTGATTTGCCAAGACGTGACCTGTGAGATCCTGTTCGTGTAGCCTCTGCATAATAATTATAAATGCACCAGTCTGCGGATCGTTTAGTCGTGTCTGCATAGCCTGATCCCACCAATCCAATACACCTTCACGAACTTTAGAGCTATCTGCCTCAACAGAGTTGTGTGGATCATCGATGCATATGATGTCGCCACCATCACCAGTTAACGCACCACCGACTGACGTTGCAATTCGATAGCCTGTCTTATCATTCTCAAATCTCTGCTTTTGGTTTTGATCGCTTGTCAAACTAAATTTGTCATTAAAGTGATCTTTGTACCACGGACTGTCGATTAACCTTCTACACTTCGTGCTATCTCTGATCGACAAGGAGCTTGCGTAAGATGCATAGAGAAACTTTTTGTGAGGTTGGTGCGTCCAAGTCCAAGCTGGCAGAGCAACAGCCACGCTGATTGACTTCATGTGTCGAGGTGGCACGTTAATGATCAGGCGTTTAATGTCACCCTCGACTACAGCCTGAAGGTGATCACTGATCGCATCTATGTGCCAGTTGTTCTTGAAGGGAACGCCAGGTTCAATCGTAGGCCAACTAGCCTTCGTAAATTCCCTCAATGATCTGCGATACTTCTCCGCTCTCACCTGTTCCAACGTCAGTCCTGCTAAATGCGTCCTCAATTGATTTGAGCTGATCATCTGGTATCCTTGTTAAATCTATGACGTGTTTCTGTTCGACAGTGGTTGCAACCTCTTGTTTGTCCACCCACCCAGCTCTGTTCTTCAGGAAGAAGATCATCGCTGTATTGTCTCTATCAATCGTGGCCTTTTCAAAGAGAGCGTTAGTCACGGCATCTATGCCACGAGACTGACCTCTTTTTATTGCATCCGAAAATTCCGAATTTTCTGACTGATGAAGCATGAAAGTTGACACTGAAACGCCTAGCATTCCAGCCGCCTGTTCTTTCGTTAATCCTTTGGTCATAAGATTTTCTACGTTAAGCAAAACTTCATCGGTGATCTCGAACTTCGGTCTACCGACTGGATTTTTAGTTTTGACATCTGACATAGTGTTGACCTTTCTTTTCAGTGGTTAGCTGTATTTAACGAAATATAGCCTAACTCTTAAAAAAAGAAAAGTATCAGATCAAAAATCTATTTATGTCATTTATGGCATATTTATGGCATATACTAAATCTGCCATAATT